CAATATTAGGAGAGTTTAAAGATACCCTAGCACCGGAAAAACTTGGTTTGCTTATTCCTGGTATTGAAGGTTTGAGTGCTGTGTTGTCTACGATGGGTGCTAATGCTGAAGAGAACAAGAAAATTTTTGAAGCTCTGGCAGCTACGACAGAAGGTGATTTACAGAGGGCTTTTGAAATTGCGGCTGCAACGGGGGCATTTAAACTAGACCAAGGCATGGCTTTGTTGAATGCTACGATGATACAGTTTGGTGATTTCATAATGCCAGCAGTAATCAGTACGATTAACTTTTTCATTCAAAATATAGAAAAGCTGAAGATTGCTATTAAACTAGTCACTATTGCCCTTATTGCGTGGGCAACTTGGGCTATGCGTTCAGTTATTGTTGTTAAAGGGTTGACCACTTCTATTATTGTGGCTGGTGTAACATATACGGGGTTTCAAGCGATAGTAGCCAGGGCAACAATAGCGATGGTTAGCTTTAATGCCGTTATCAGGGCCAATCCGATTGGTTTCTTGATTGCATTGCTTACAACAGCAGCCGCAGCTTTCTTGTTGTTTAGAAAGAATATTGATGATGTTAATAAAGAGTTTGAACCATTCAGTTTAAATCTGGATGAACTGAAAGAGCAAGCTATTGCGGTGTTTGATGTATTTGATGAAGACCGTAGAAAAGCTTTTGACGGATTGGCGGCATCAGCCAAAGAAGAAACAGACCAGATAAGAGAGGATATTAAAAACCTTGAAGCAACCAAACTTTTAATTGAAGCAGAAATATTGTTAGAACCAGAAACGATTAAAAAATTTGTTTCTGAGTTTGGTCATGCTACTAAAGACGTAGTAAACCCTGTCATAGCTGAGTTAGAAGCACAGATTGCTGTAGGTGAAGCACAGATAGTCCGGTCAAAACAAGACCTTAAAGATATTGTAACGTTGGTTGAGGGGGTACGCTCAGAGCTTATTGATACTGTGGTAATAAAAGGTGCCAGTCTTGAAGCAAATAAAGTGATTACAGCCTTGAAGGAAGAGGCAATACAGTTACAGATAACTGGTAAAGAAAGAAAATTGCTTCAGCAATTAAAGAAGGCTGGTCTTGATATTTTAGAGAAAGAACTTTTGACTGAAGAAGGACGGCAAACTTTAATTGCAGAAGCTATAAGATTAGAAAGTGAAGCTGGTAAATCTACAGATGATGGTACTACAAAATTGTTGGAGGCGGCTGAAATCAGACAGAAAGTTATGGATGTTAGGTTGGTTGAAGAAGAGTTTAATAAGACTGCTTTGATTAGGTTGGATGCTAATATTAAAGCCATTCAAAGAGAAACAAATGTATTGGCTTTAAATAAACAGCAACGTCAGTTTATTGCATTCGCCAAGAAAGCTGGCATTGACATAACCCAGAAAGAAAAGTTGACTGAAGAAGAGTTGTTGCGGGTGGCCAAGTTGCGTATTGAGTTTGACCAGAGGCAGGCTGATGCGATTGCTCAGAAAATAGTAACAGCTAATGAAGAAACCAGAGTGCTTGGTCTGTCAGCAAAAGCACAGGAAAGAATAAACTTTTTCAAGAGTGTTGGTATTGATTTACTTACGGAAGAGGGCAGAGCGTTAGAAGATACACAAGTTGGTAAAGAGGCTGAGAATGCTTGGCGGATACGTCATAGTGTTTTGGTTGCCTTTGATATTGAAACGATGAAGAAAGAACTTCGAGGACAATTAGCTTTAAATAGAATACAGGATGATGGTACACAGGCAGCCTTTGTAGCCCTTGCAGTTCAACGGGCGCAGAATATTGCAGCCCTTCAAAACATTGAATTAACAAAAGAGCAGATACGCTTGATTGAAGCTAAAGCTGTTGCTGAATTTAATGCTGGTCAAGTAACTACGACAGCAATTGAAGGGCTTCGTAATGCTTGGACTGATTGGCTACGTGAAGCCAATGATGTGGGAATGGCAACACAAAGAATATTTAGAAATACAATACGTGGACTGGAAGCAGGGATGACAGCTTTTTTTATGGGGCAAAAGTTTGCATGGAAAGACTTGGCGAATACGATTATTGCAGAAATTATTAGGGTGACGATTGTTCGGGCAATCATTAAGTCAATTTTTAGTATCTTTGGTTTTGCCAGTGGTGGGATATTCTCAGGTGGTATAACAGGTTTTGCCAAGGGTGGAGTGTTTCCGCAGAGTGTTCAACCGTTTGCTCAAGGTGATGCATTTACAAATCGGATTATAAGCAATCCGACACTGTTTGAATTTAAGCAGGCAGGGAAAAATCGTGTTGGTGTAATGGGTGAAGATACTGAAGAAGCTGTAGTTCCATTGGTACGCACAAAGAGTGGGGATTTAGGAGTGCGGTCAGTCGGTGGTAGCGGTACAATACTAAACTACTCCCCGACCTTCAGCATCACGGTTCCTGGGGGTGCTCAGGCTGGTCAGGGCGCTTCTGGAGATAACTCTAACACTCCCTTGCAGAATTTAATGAAACAGCTTGATGTTCAGGTGAAAGCTACGGTGATTGATGTTCTTCAGCAACAACAAAGACCGCGTGGGGTGTTAAATCCTGGGATTAGACAAGGAGGGTTAGCATAATGGTAGCCTTTCCAGACATATCGCCTGATTTTGGTTTCGCGGAAAAGTCAAAGCCACGAGTGATTAAGCACCAGTTTGGTGATGGATATTCGCAAAGATTAAGTGATGGCATCAATGTTGACCTGAAGCAGTTTGATTTGACGTTTAACAATTTGCCGACGACAGATATGACAACCATTAAAGATTTCCTTGAAGCTAGGGGTGGATGGGAACAGTTTGATTGGACGCCACCGGATGGTGTGCTTGGCAAGTATCATTGTCCAACGTGGGGTAGGTCAAAAGTTGATGCCGGAACGTGGAACATGTCAGCAATTTTTGTTGAGGTGGTGGCATGAGTGTAAGCCTTGATGCACAGATTGCTCAAGACATTCAGACATTTGAGCCTGGTGAAATTGTAGTCCTGTTTGAACTTAACCTTACGCCTATTGGTGGCTCATTTACAAGGTTTTCAGCAAATACGTTGGTGTCTGGTGCTGACATTGTTTTTGATGGCAACACATATACGGCAGCTCCGATTAAAGCAACGGGGTTTGAAATGACTTTCGATAAGACATTGGCGGAGCCTTCTTTGGCAATTGCAAATGTTGATAATGTAATTGGTGCGTTGGTGATTGCCAATGATGATTTACGCAATGCCAAGGTGAAGAGGATACGGACTTTTAGAAAGTATCTTGATGGTGAAGCATCAGCAGACCCGAATGCCATTTTTCCGATAGACCTGTTTATTATTGACCAAAAAGTAATGCATACGAAGCAAGTTATTGAATTTAAACTGGTTTCTCCGATTGGTCAGGAAGGTATCAAGTTGCCACGAAGACAGATTTTACATGATACTTGCACGCATAGATATAGGTTTTTTGATACTGGTACACAGGCTTTTGTTTATACGAATGCTAGTTGCCCATATAATGATGTTGAAATTGCATCACATAATGGAAATTTGGTGTCACCGCCAGCATATTTTAAACCTGATGGTACGATTACTTCAGACCCATCATTAGATTTTTGTGGCAAGAAGTTATCGGATTGTAAATTGCGGTTTGGTGATAACGGAAATCTGCCAACAAGAGCATTTCCAGCGGCGGGGTCATTTAGATAATGGTAGCGACAGCCACGAAATACGATAGGGTTTGGGAAACACAAAACCCGTTTCCGAAAGCCATGAATGCAATTCTTAGGCACGCCGAAAAGGAGTATCCAAAGGAGAGTTGTGGGGTGATTATTGATGGGGTGTATGTACGGTGTAAGAATATGTCGGAGACACCGGAAATTAATTTTGAAATTGATAAGTTGTTTTATGCAAAGAATGAAAAAAAGATACAGGGCATTGTTCATAGTCACCCTGAAGGGCCAGATGCACCAACTAAAGAAGACATGGCTTCTCAGATAAGAACGAATAAACCTTGGTGTATTGTGACGGCGTTCAAGCATTTTGATGAGATTAAGAAAGTGTGGTTTGCGAAGGCTGATACTTGGTTTTGGTGGGGTGATATGTTGGAGACGTTGCCAGTGATAGGGCGAAGGTTTCGGTGCGGGGTGACGGATTGTTATGAAACGGTACGTAGCTGGTATAAGTTGGAGAGGGGTATTCAGTTGCCACCGTTGCCGAGAGATATTGAATGGTGGACGACAGGTCAAGACTTGTTGTTAGAACATTTTAAAAACATGGGCTTCAAGGCATTGCCTGAGTTTGACATGGAAAAGCTGGAAGTTGGAGATGGGTTGCTTGGTAAGGTGTTGTCCACAGATAGGGTAAACCATTGCGGTGTTTATGTTGGCAATAGCCAAATACTGCATCATTTGTGGGATAGGTTGTCTAGGCAGGAGTTGATTGGCCCTTGGACGAGACACATTACGCACCATTTGAAATTTGTTGGGCTGCCAGGGACAGTTAAAAAGAAGAAAAAGAAATGAGAACAGTACATTTATATGGAGACTTAGCTGAAAAGTTTACTCCAAAGATTGATTTGGAGGTTGCTACTATTTGGGATGCGGTCAAGGGATTGGAGTGTAATTTTCCTGGTTTTAGAAGTCACATTGTAAATGGCAAGTATTATATTTTGCGTGGTGATGATTTTGATATGAAAAAAAAGTTAAAGAAAACAGAAGTGTTTGAAACAAGTCAGTTGGGGATGCTGACAACCAAAGGTGATTTTCATATTATACCGCAAGTAGTTGGAGCCAAGTCGCAGGCAATGAAGGGCATTTTAATGTTGGTGGCCGGAATAGCCCTTGCTGGTGTTGGTGTTGCAGGTGCGTTGGGTGCTTTTGCGGCAACGTCTGGTGGTAGTGCTTTGGCTGTTGCTGGTACTGTTGCTCCTGGTGCAATTGGGCTTTTATCAGCTGCGGGGATTGGGGTGACGGCCAGTACGATTGCGTCAACGGCATTCTTGGGACTTTCATTTGGTTCAGTTATTTTGGCTGGTGCAGCTTTTGCTTTGGGTGGAGTTTCAACATTGCTTACACCAACACCGAGGGTAGATAATTTTGAAGACTCGGAACGAGAACAGTCCAGTTTTTTGTTTAATGGGGCAATCAACACAGTTGTTGAAGGTGGCCCGATACCAATTTTGTATGGCCAGCTTAGGATTGGTTCGATTGTGGTATCTGCTTCGATTGAAACACATGAACTGGTTATTAATAATCCAGACAGAACTGCGTCTGGGCCAATCGGGGATGGTAGTAAGTCGTCTAAATTTAATACAATAGTATACTCAGAGCCATAATGAATAAGGTAGAAAACATAAAATTGTCAGTCCCTATTAGGGGTAGCGGCGGTGGTAAGGGTGGTTCAACAGAAACCCCGAAGGAAGCTAGTGATACCTTACGGGCAAAGTCTGTTGCCAAGGTGATTGATATTTTGTGTGAGGGTGAAATTTTTGGTTTTGTAGATGCTGGAAAGTCAGTATTTCTTGATAACACGGCTTTTGTAAATGATGCTGGTCAGGCAAACTTTAATGGTATTGATATTAAAACAAAGAAAGGTACGACAACCCAGACACCGCTTGTTGGATTTGGTTCTGTAGCTTCTGGAGTTACATCGGTGAACGTAGAGTTGTTGTTTAACCAGCCTGTAACCAGAACCATTTTAGCAAATACGAATGCTGATGCGGTAGTGGTAACACTTCAGACACCCGCTTTCCTTGAAACAAAAGATAACGGAGATATTGTTGGTTCTTCGGCTGGAATAAAAATTGAACTCAAGCCTTCGGGTGGGGTATTTGCCAATGTGATTGTTCAAACGATTACGGG